AAAAAGTAAACGAGGAAAGACCGTTTAGACTGTATGTATTGTTGAAAGCCTTAAAAGTTAGATGACATACTCAATGCCAGGGGCACTTCGTACTAATGTAGTTAGTCAAACTTATTTAGGCGGGGGTGATAATCCATTTTCTAAGACAAGAGCAGTCTTAGACATGACAAAAGGGTGGGAAATAATGAAGGCAGTATCTAACGGAACCGAATATCTCCGAGAAAATTCCGAGGCTTTCTTACCCCTAGAACCAAGAGAAGATTACGACGCATACCTATCAAGAGTTAACCGTTCAGTATTCTCCCCCTACACCCAAAGGTTAGTAAGAGCTGCAACAGGACTAATTCTTCGTAAACCAATCACAGTTATTGGCGATCCATATTGGACGGACGTATTTGTAAAAGACGTAGATGGGTGTGGTTCCGACTTAGACGAGTACGCCCGTAGAAATCTTATCTGTGCTCTAACGTATGGGCATAGCAACACACTCGTAGATTTCCCTGCACCCAGAGGAGCAAGAAGTCTCGCAGAAGAACGACTCCAAAACAGAAGACCCTATTGGATCGAGATCGACCCAAGCAACATTTACGGCTGGCGGCTGGACCGAGAAGTTAATTACGGTAAATTAATCCAAGTCCGCATAGCAGAAAAAGCTGTTGTACCTGACGGAGACTTTGGGGAAAAAGTTTACGAGCAAATAAGAGTTATCGAACCAGGAAAATACAGGATTTACCGCAAAAGAGAAACAACAAAAGATATGTATACCGAAGATGACGCATTTGCGGGCAATTTTGACTCTCCTGCTGACGAAAAAGACTACGAATTAGTCGAATCAGGTGATTTTTCTTTAGGTGAAATACCTTTGGTGACTGTTTATGCAGGAAAAACAGACACGATGACAAGCAAACCACCTTTATTGGATATTGCTTATTTGAATTTGGCACATTTTCAACGTCAAGCTGACCTAATTCATAGTTTGCACGTTGCTTCGCAGCCTTTACTTGTAATGGAGGGATGGGATGACCAAACAAAAGACACAGCAATCAGTGTCAACTATGCAATGGCAACCCAACCAGGCAACAAAATTTATTATGTAGAGCCAGCCGCTAGTGCATTTGAAGCTCAATCAGCAGAAATACAAGAATTACAGTCCCAAATGGCAACTTTGGGAATCAGCACACTATCCCAACAAAAATTTGTTGCAGAATCCGCAGACGCAAGACGGCTGGATCGTGTAGATACAAATTCAATGCTCTCGATGGTTTCTTTGGATTTAGAACAAAAAATGCAAAAAGCGTTCAATTTATCGGCTGATTACTTAGGTTTAGAACCACCTGAAATTAAAATTAGTCGTGATTTTGATATTGAGAGGCTAATTGGACAAGATATAACAGCTTTAACTTCACTATTTGATCAACAAGTTATAGATAGAGAGGAATTTAGAGACATATTGGTTCAAGGTGAAGTTTTACCCAACGCAAACGAAGCTGAAATCAATAAATAGACTACAATAGTAGCTAAGTGCATTAAATTTTATGCCAATCGAAAAAATGAGGTTTGAGGATATTAATCCTCCAGCTTGTCCTCCAAAACCAGCTCCAAAAGCTAAAGCAGCTCCAAAAACTGAACCAGCAGCGACTCCTAAAACTACTACTGAATAAACATGGAAGAAAAAGTCATCCAGCAAGAGTCCGTGGCTCCTGCGGAACAGCCCGTGGCTGAGACTCCAACTCCTCAAGCACCCAACCTTGACAGTGTTAAGGCTGAGTACGAGAGCAAAATTGCTGCATTAGAAGCAAAAATCGCTGAAGAAGGCGAAAAGTTTCAAGGCATCAAAACTAAACTTGATGATGTCTATAAAAAAGCAGATGACAAAAGGAAAAAGTCACTCGAAGACCAAGGGCAGTGGAAAGACCTATGGGAAGAGGCCAACAAAACAGCCCAAGATAAAGATCAGCAAATAAATACTTTAAATCAAGAATTAAAGACATTAAAGACCTCCAATGAGGCCGCCAACATTAGAACCTCTGCACTTTCAGCTATCAGTAATTCTGGTGCTATAAATGCAGAACAAACCTTATCTCTTCTTCAAAATAAACTAAAAAGAAGTGAAAGCGGTGACGTTGTTGTACTTAACGGAGGTGTCGAACAGGATCTAGGAACTTACATAGGGAACCTAAAAAATCCTGGTAGTGGATGGGAACACCACTTCAAACCTAGCTCTGCGGCAGGGATGGGAGCGAAGCCTACACCAACATCAAATGTCTCTCCAGGTATGACTAATCCCTGGAAAGAAGGTAGTATTAACTTGACCCAACAAATGGTCTTAGAATCTACCGAGCCAGATCTTGCAGCAGTGCTCAAGAAAGAAGCTCAATCTAGTTAGCTCTGTGAGCTAACAACCGAGTCTGTGACTTGGACCTCGTTAAAGAATCCTCCTAATTAGAAATGGCAGCCCCGTTTCAGAATTACTCTGGCGGTGTCCTTCTTGCGGACATCGTAAAAAGAAATAATTTGTCTCGCTACGTGCAAGAGGCAATCAAAGAACGCAGTCAATTTGTAAAAAGTGGAGCAGTTGTAAGAAACAGCTTCCTTGATGCAAAAGAAGGCGGTACTCGTATTCAAGTTCCTGAGTTCAACCCTGTATCACCAACAGAAGAGGTGATGACTGGTGCAGCGAACTGGGGAACAAGTACTGCTGGATACTTGACTCCACAAAAGATCGGAACTGCAACACAGATTGCATCTATTTGCCACAGAGGTTTTGCCTATGCGGTTGATGATGTTGCGATGCTTGCTGCTGGTGAAGATCCAATGCTTGCAATCCGTAATCAGTTAGCTGATGCAATCAACAAGTTGAACAACGCTCGTTTGTTCTCACAACTTGCTGGTCTATTCGGTACTGCTCTTAGTGGTAATGCACTTGATGTTGCTAAAGCTGCTTCATCTGGAGCTGCTGAAGCTAACTATCTAACTGCTTCTACAATTTCACAGGCTAGAGCAAAGCTAGGAGAAAGAGGTGAAGAGCCAAATCTTCTAATTGTTCACCCTAATGTTGCTTACTACCTCTATCAGGTAGGAATGTTGACATTCTCTACTTCTTCAATGGTTTCCGCAGGAAACATTACTTGGGGTGGTGGCGGTGTTGGCGTTGGAGCCAGAGCTGTTGGTCAGTTTGCTGGTTGCGATGTCATCATTGATGAAGCTGTTAATACAGTTGCACCTGGTACTGGTGGTCATATCACTGAGTACTACTGCTACTTGATTAAAGGCGGCACAATTATGGAAGGTGTTCAGCAAGATCTAAGGATTGAAGCTGACAGAAACGTGTTATCGAAGCAAGACGTACTTTCTGTTGACTATCACACTGCGTATCACATTATGGGTACTAAGTGGGTAGATGCTGGTGACAACCCAACAAACGCTAACTTAGCTACTGCTAACAAGTGGGCAGCTACTTACGATGTTGATTTGATCCCTGCTGTTCAGATCACAGTTAACACACCACTTGATACTTCTACTATCTGATTTAGTATTGAGTCGGAAAGAAAGAACCCTCATCATTTATTTGGTGGGGGTTTTTTATGACGCTACAATAAAAACAATGTTCGAGAAATAAACGTGGCAGCAACTATTCACGCCACTTTGAAAGGTGAAAGTTCTAATAGTTATGTCACTTTGGCAGAAGCTAATAGTTACTTTGAAACTTCTCCTGACGATTCAACGTGGACAAACAAATCAGACGACCAGAAAAATAGAGCATTAATTTCTGCTTGTCGCTGGATCGACAGCCTTAATTTCTACGGCGACAGATGTGATGAATCACAAGCATTAAAATGGCCTAGAAATAACTTTCAAGTCGATGATGTTGAGCTTGCTTGCACGTTAATTCCTGCAAAAATCAAGTATGCACAGTATGAGTTAGCCAGAGCACTTGCTAATGACACAGACGCAATGACTGGAAATAGCGGAACAGAAGGTGTTGCAAAAGAAGTCGAATTGGGTGAATTAAAGGTGAAATACAACGAAGCTAGTCTTGCTACTGGCAACGTGAACAATGTTTTTGACGTGTATCCTTGGCTTCAGTCCTATCTTGGTGCTTATTGTCTTGGTGGAGCTGGCGGCTATCAAGTACGGGTGGTAAGAGGTTAATTATGGCAAAAATTGATGATGTATTTGGA